TCCAAAGACCTTGGCTATAAGACCCTAACCGGAATTACCGGTGGGGAAGTATTTCCTTTTATAAGCGTCAGTGATGATCTCAGCTACGGGAATTGGGACCTAGGGCTTCCCCTTTCGAAGAGGAAGTTATATTTTCACCTATGGACGCTCGACCCCAACAAGATTAAGAAGGGGTCGATGGGGCTATTGATGTGGCAAAGCGATGTAGCGCTCACTCACATTACCGTCAGAGTCTCGAAGCCGATCTCGGGCCCCAAGGACTACGATGACTACCTATCGCCCCTCTTCGCTAAGGAGTGGAGCAGGATAGATCATCATGACATTGCGCAAACGCTGTATCGAGAGCTGACGCACGTCGTCGTGCCGGACAAATCCAACGTGCTTTTCAGGATAGAGCTAGCGGCATCGAATGGGTATTGGAACGAAGCCATTCTGGTCCGGAAGATAGGCAACAACAAATTCGCTTTGCGGTATGTGGTGTTAGCAGCGAATGATTTGCACAGCGGCATTGTGATGGATGAAGCCAGCAGCCTTTATCCGGAGAAGGACAGACACTTTCCGTTGTTTCCTCCGTCGCAAGACGAGAAGATATTTGGACCGGCCTGCGATGTGGCGAACGACGATGAGTGCTTTTAAGACATAAAAGTTGTTGCATTAAGGCCGTCAATAGGGTATAAGTTCTCAAGCTGAATTAGTGTCTCCGCCATAAACCGATGCCAAATCGCATGGCATTTTCCTCCTCATCAATCTCCGTTCCGGCCGAACTGAAGCCCGCCTCCTGCCAGGCCGAACGCATTCACGCCGCTTTGGCAAAGCCGATAACCCCCACGACGATGACCCGCGAGGAATCACAGCGGAAGCAGCTGGCCTACGAGGTCCAGCGCGCGGCGTGGCGGAAGCTGAACGGGATTAAAGACACACTCTGATTTACCGGGGAATCCGCCGTCCGTGAGGATCGCTACCTCCCCGACCACATAGGCCCCGTGCGGGGTTTTCATTTTTCACAGAAGTTTTTATGGGTAAGAAGAAAGCGCCGAAGAAGCCTGTGAAGACAGCGGCGGACGCGAACGAAGTGGTTAACGCTGAGCCCAAACCTATCGGCCGGCCGAGCGCGTACACACCTGAACTCGGGGATCTGATTTGCGGGTTGCTTGCGGAGGGCCAGAGCCTGGTCACTATTTTGCAAGCTCGAAAACATGCCGCGGATCTCGACGGTTTTTGGGTGGCTGGCACGAGGGAACGGGGCTGAAGGGAAAGAGCCCTACATGTCATTCTTGGACATGTATGCGCGCGCACGCGAGGCTCAAGCCGAGCTTTACGCAAGCGAAATCATCGATATATCGGATGATGCGACTCAGGACGAATTGTTCACGGATGAGGGCAAGCGCGTCTGCAATGCAGAATTCGTGATGCGCTCCAAGTTGCGTGTAGATGCCCGCAAGTGGGTCGCATCGAAACTGCTGCCCAAGAAATACGGCGATAAGGTCACTCAGGAAATCACCGGAAAGGATGGCAAGGATCTTCCTGCTGGGCCGACAAACATCATCATCGGCGAGATGCAGAGTAAATCCCTCGATGAACTGACGAAGCTGTTCACCGACAAGATTAAGGGCTAACCGCTGCGCTCCTTATCGAGCATGGTGAGAAGCGCGGCGACAGCATTCGGCACGGGATATTCCTTGCCCCATGAGGCTATGGTGCGTACCGGCGTATCGAGTTGCCGTGCCATTTCCGCCTGCCAGCCGTAGCCATTGGATTTGAGGCCGAAGAGGGCCTTGCCGATAGATTCGAGTTCCTTGCGGGTCATTGTTACGCCGCACTCTTCCAGTCGGTATTGGCGGTCGGCACGATGAGATAGCCAAGAGCCTCTATTTGGCAGAGAGCCGCATGTGTAAGTGTGTTGGTTCCTGCGATCTTGGCGAAAGCTTTGGCGCGGTCGCACACGGGATAGACCTTTGGGGTTCCATAGACATTGCGCACTTCGATGGTGATTTGCATTGCCGGGTTTGTCATGGTCTCTCTCCTAAAGTTGTGAGCGCGTGATTGCGTCTCGTTAGGCAGACAATAGCAGGTACTGCAATAAATACAACAGGAAAATGCATACATATATCGTTTTTTTTCAGTAATTAACAATTTCAAGAGCTTAGACAGTGGCGCTCGACGCCGAAAGCATCCGGCGCAGCATCCTCGCGCGCTTGGAGATAGTCGATAAGGCGAATAACGATCCCGAACTGCAGGCCATCATCATGGCGCGCGCGGCGAAGGACGCGGTGTGGTGGTTCAATACGTTCTGCTGGACCTACAACCCCAAGAATATTGCTTTTAACCTCCCTGCCTATCTGCCCTTCGATCTGTTCCCCCGGCAGGTGGAACTGGTGCATTGGCTGGATGAGCGCGTAGCGGCGGCGAAAGAAGCCGGCGTGGAAAAGTCCCGCGACATAGGTTGGACCTGGGTTGCGGGCGGCTATTCAGTCCATCGCTGGTTATTCTGTCCCGGTTTCAAGACCACGTTCGGAAGCCGCGTCGAAGACCTGGTGGACGAAAAGGGCAACCCGGACAGCATTTTCGGAAAGATCCGCCTCCTGATTGATCGGTTGCCACGGTGGATGTTGCCTCCGGGCTTCAGGGCATCTGACCACGACAACTTCATGCGGCTGATAAACCCGGCCAATGGAAATATCGTCTCGGGTGAGGCGGGCGACCAGATGGGCCGAGGCGGACGATCCAGCCTTTACGTGGTGGACGAAGCCGCATTCATCGAGCGGCCCGAGAGAGTGGACGCGGCGCTTACGGGCAATGCGGACACGCGGATCTGGGCCTCAAGCGCCAACGGAATGGGGAATCTCTTCTTCCGAAAGATCCACGGCGGAAACATCCCTGTCTTCCGGTTCCACTGGCGCGACGACCCGCGAAAAGACGAAAAGTGGGCGGAAGAGAAGAAGAAGGAGACCGATCCGGTAGTCTGGGCCTCGGAATACGAGATCGACTACGGGGCGTCGATGGAGGGCATCTGCATTCCCGGCGAGTGGGTGCAATCCTCAAGACGGCTTGCGGTCGCGATGAATCGGAAGCCGCAGGGCCGTGGGATCGCGGGGCTCGATGTTGGAGCTGGCCGCGCCTATTCGGTCCTGATCTCGAAATTCGGGCCGGTTGTGACGATGCCCAAGGCATGGCAGACGGCGGACAACATCCAGACGACCTATGAAGCGCTCGCGGTCGCCCAACAGACCAATGTCGACCTTATCAACTATGACTCGGTGGGCGTGGGCAATACGGTTACGAGCGTCCTGATGCACGCGAACACCGGCGATTTGAGGGTGGTGCCGGTAAACACCGGCATCCCGGCAACGTCGGCGGTCATGCAGGACGAACGTCTCGCAAGCGACTGGTTCGGTAATCTCAAGGCTCAAATCTGGTGGGCGATGCGCGATGCCTTCAAGGCCACGCATGAACACGTGCTTTACCTGGAAGGCCACGAAGACGGCGTTCCGCATCCCGATGGCGATCTGATCCTCCTTCCCGACGACGGCAAGCTTGTTTCCCAGATCCCTATGGTGCGCTGGTTCAGGAACGACAAGGGCAAGATCATCATCGAGAGCAAGAAGCAGCTCGCGCAGCGCGGCGTGCCCTCGCCGGACTACGCGGACAGCTTGGTGCTGTGCTTCGCCCCGCCTGACTCTGAAATCTGCTTCGCCACTTTATAACAAGCCAAGGAAAGAGCGGCGGCATGAGCCTGCTATCGCGAATCAAAAGCCGCATAGGCCGCAGGCGTCACGAGCCGCACCGGGATACCCAGATATACCCGCGCCTCATGCAGGTGATGGCCGGGCAGCGGATTGATAAGAAATACCCGGTTTATAAGCCGACGCCCTGGAACCTCAGGGCATTTGCGCGCACTCCCTATGCGAGACGCGCCATTAACGCCATCAAGAATCCGATTTCGGGGCTCGCGTGGGAAGTAGTCCCGAAGACGGGCATCGAGGAAAACAGCGAGATAAAGCGCCAGTGCGAAATCACGACGCGCTGCCTGCTTTCACCTAATCAGGGGGATAGTTGGAGATCGCTGGCCGAGCGGGTCATCGAGGACATCTTAAGCGGGGCCGGCGCGATAGAGATGCAGCTGGGCGGCGATCCAGAGCGCCCCTTATGGCTCTATCCGGTGGACGGTCTTTCGATTCAGCTCTACCCGGCATGGTCGGGAGATCCGAAAGAAGCGAAATACAACCAGATTCCCGGTTACGGGCTCGCGGTCGGAGGGAATTACGGCATCGACCTGCGCGCCGACGAGTTGATTTATATCACGCCGAACCCCACGACGTCGCATCCGTTCGGCACCGGAGCGCTGGAAGTGGCGTTCACGAGCATCTCGCGCATGATCGGCGTTGGAGATTATGCCGCGAATGTCGCGAGCAACGCGCGTCCCAGCACCATACTGCAAATCGTCGGAGGCGATCAGGGCAAGCTCGATTCGCTGAAGGCCTGGTGGCGGAACGAAGTCGAGGGGCAGGGCGGATTGCCTTTCGTGGGTGTCGCCAAGGAAAACGAACTGAAGGCCGTTAACCTGACTGCCGAAGGTGACAAAGCCCTCTATTTGGCCTGGCAGGAATTCCTGAAGTCGGAGATAGCGACGGCGTTTGATCTCTCGCCCCAAAACCTCGGCGTCGAGCGCGATGTAAACAGAAATACCTCGGAGGTGGCAGAGGATCGCGACTGGTCGGCTGCGATCGTTCCCTGCGCGGCATTGCTGGCCAGCCACATAAACCGTGATGCCATCGAGGGAAAACTCGGATTCAGCCAGATAGGCTTCCGTTTTCTCGGTCTGGATCGCGAGGATGAGCTTGCGCAGGCGCAGATCAAGAAAATTTACTACGACATGAACGTGTTTACACCCGGAGATATACGGGACAAGCTCGGCGAGCCGCCCTCAGAAAATATCTGGGGCGATAAGACGGCAGCTGATGTCGAGATAGCAATCTCCGCCGCGCGCGGCGCAAAACAAGTGGATGACGCCGATTTGAGCGGCACGAGCAAACCGAAACCAAAATCGAAGAAAGGAAACTAATCATGGGTCTGGACCTACATACCGTTGAGGCGATGAATGGCAGCCAGCTTAACAGGCAGGATCGCCTCTTATTCGGATTGCTGTGCGGCGTTGCCTCCGTAGCCTCCGCCGTTGCCATAACCGCCCTCGGGGCTATCACGGCGGGAACCGGCTTCTCGAATATCAAGACGGTATCCATCGCGCCGACGGGCGGAACGGGGAGTGGATTGACGGCAGTTCCGACCTCGCTGAAATGCGTGTCGGCGACTCCTGTTGCGCCGGGTAGCGGTTACGCCATCAACGATACGATCACCCTTGCCGGCGGTACGCTGCAGGCGCTGTCGCCCGTGAATGGCGTGGCGAGCGTGCTGACGGTGAGCAAGGCCCAGCTCGTGGGGCTGGCCATAAACGCCGGTGGAAGCGGTTACGCCGTGGGAGATACGGTCACGCTTTCGGGCGGGACTGAAACCACGAATGCCGTGGTGACGGTAACGAGCGTGAATAGCGGGGCGATAACGGGCTTCAACATCACGAACGCCGGTGTTTACACTGCCGAGGCTTCGACCTTCACGCAGGGTTCCACGTCTGGCTCCGGCTCCGGGGCGACCTTCAAGAGCGCGGTCTGGGGTGTCAACGCCGTGACGGTTTCGACGGCGGGCGGCTATACTGCCGCTCCCGGCAATGGCGCGGCGCAGGCCAGCACGTCCGGCAGCGGCACCGGCGCGACGTTCAATCCCGTATTCGGCCTTGGAACGGCACAGATTACCAACAGCGGCAGCTATACCGTAGCTCCGACCGGCCTGACGGTGACGGACACCGCGAGCGGCACGGGTGCCTCTATTGCGGCTCCCACGCTCGGTGGCAACGGCAATCCCATCTATACGGCGGTGAATAATTTCGGCTTGCCGCCGACCTATGGAGCTCTGGTGCAGCCGGGCATGCCGGCGTTTGCCAACGTGCCGCCGGTCACGAAGTTTACGAGCGGCTTTACCGTCGAACTGACGCCGCCCGCTTCGGGGAATACGCTTTCTGCCGGCACGTTCGACGTGGCGGTATTCGGCTAATTTCAAATCAACTGAAAGGCTCTGACTATGGCAAAACGGAAAGGCGCATCCCCCGCGCAGGATGAATTCGTTGATGAAACGGGCGCAGATGAGCTGGAAAATGGCGCTCAAGACGAAGCGAATGATGGCGGCGCGAGCGCAGGGACACCCGAGGAATCTGCCAATCTAACTGAAACAGCGGAGGAAGAGAAAGGCGCATCCCCCGCGCAGGTGAACCTGCATGTGCGCCTCGAAAAGGCCGTGAGAAAAGTTCAGGCTGGTCCGCGAGAGGTGCATTATCCGCTGCATAAGGTCGAAATGCTCACGGGAGCGTTGAAACTGGCGTTGCCCGAGGCCATCAAGGCGGCAGAGGGTTCTGACCTGAAGCCCGGCCTGCAGAAGCTGCTCGACATACTGTAGGCCCGCGCGATGGATCCGGAAACCCAAGAGACGGAGATCCATCTCGACGCCACGGTAACGCTTCAGGCGATGGCCCTGAATATCCCGGATACGCCTGGTCATCCGAACAAGCATCCGTTCAAGGGCGTGCTCACCCGTATCGACGAGCCCTCCGACGCCCCTCCGGGCGGAAGCGGCGGCAAGCGGGTGATACTGACGCGAGCGGCGGCGACCAAAGCCCTGCCGACGCTTCTGGGCATGCCGATCGACATGAAAGCCAACCTTTCGGACCATGATGTGAAGTCCAAGGTGGGCACGATCACGGCGGCCACGATAGAGGGCAACGCCATTCACATCGAAGGATTCCTGTATGCCGCGGACTTCCCCAACGAGGTCCGCCACATCCAGTCCAAGCGGGATGAACTTGGTTTCTCTTGGGAGATCAAGAACATTTTCGTGAAGGACGTCAACGCAGATCCGATGGTTATCACGGGCTGCACATTCACCGGGGCCGCGATTCTTTACAAGAACAAGGCCGCCTACACATCAACATCACTGGCCGCTTCGGCCGAGGAGAAGATTATGACCAAGGAGATCATGGAGGCCATCGAGGGACTCGGCAAGAAGCTCGATGATACGAAAACCGAACTCAATACCCGCATCGACAGCATCGAGGCGTCCCAGAAGACGTCTCAGGAAGAGACGATGAAGCAGCTTCAGGCGGGCAAGGAGCATATGGCGAAGGTGGAGCCGCATGCGACCGCGCTGGAGAGCTGCGCCGCCGCGATGGAAAAGGACGGCGTCGGCGGACATGCCCGGCTGGGTCATGTGCGCGCCTGCCGCGCGATGGCGGATCATCTTCGCGCAGCCGCCTCGATGGGTAAGATCGCGGATATGTGGCCTGGGTTTGACGGCTTCCACGCCTCTTCCGAGACGCAGACCGGCGCGAACAATAGCGCGCCCGCCGCGGACCCCGCCAAGGAAAAGGAAATCAGTGAGCTGAAGGACAAGGTCTCTTCTCTCACGACGCAGATCAAGGACCTGCAGGCCAAGTCCGCGAATAACAGCCAGGACCCTGGGCGCAAGACTCTCTCGCCTCAGATCAATGCGCTTCTTGCGCGGGCCGGTCTCTCTGCTCCGCAGGGCGACGCGAAGCTCAACATCGGCGCCGTCGATAAGGCTCTCGATGGCTGCCCCAGCATGGACTTGAGGGCCCGCATGGAATTCAAGGGCCAGTTGCGCAACGCCGGGCTTCTTGAAACAGCCGCCTAACCCTTTCCCCATTCACACATTTTTGACGGAGCATTAAATGATCAATCCTGAAATCGGCGCTCAGTTTGCGTCCATGGGCGCTGCAGCCGACTACCTTGGCAATGGCGCCATCGAAGTCAATATGTACGAGACCGAGATTTTCGATCTCGTCCGACGTTCGTCTCCCATCATCGACCGTGTAAGGGCGGAGCCTGCGACGGGCCATCCGCACCGCTGGTTTGAAGAGACGGCGATCGCGCAGGCGCAGGCCACCGACCCCCGTACCATCAGCTACAGCGCCGGAGGCCCGACCCGCCAGGAAGACGTGCTGTATATCAAGGCGCTTGTAAACGGCACGAACTTCGGGCTGTTCGATACGCAGGTCACGCAGCAGCAGGGCCAGTTCAGCTACGTGGAGGCGAAGGATATCGAGGATATCATCAACGGTATCCAGGTGGTGCGCTGCCAGAATATCTGGCAGGGCGCAGACACGTCCTACAGCAGCCCGACGTCGACGCAGTATTACGGCCTCCTGAACCAGATCACGCAGCAGGCCACGATTGCGGTCGGCGCGTCCATCATCGACGGAATCAAGGCCCAGATCGCGAAGATGGTGGCAAGCACGAGCTATGTCGTGCGTCCCTCCGCGATATGGGTGAATCCCATCCTGGCCGACTATATCGACCGGGAAGCCAAGGCGCAGCAGATCACGATGAACCAGGTGGAAGTCGTGGGCGGCGTCAAGGTGAAGGCGCTTTCCACTCAGGCGGGCGAGCTTCCGATCTTCCCCGATCCCTTCCTGCCTGTCACTGCGAGCAGCTCCTACGGCTATGCTGCGGCACCGTCCGGTTACCAGAACTATTTCGGGGCGATTCTCACTGAAAAACTTGTCGAACGTCCGTACATCGACGGCGGCAAGCGCAACGGCGGCATCCCGCAGCTGTATCAGCTTGGCCTGGTGAGCGACCTTCAGAAGAAGTTCATTGGAATTCTCTTCGACGCGATACTCGCGAAGGGTGCGAGCTATGCCCACTCAACGTTTACGGTAATTCGTCCGTAGGAAATACAATCAGCGCGAGAGACGCTGCAGAGGATTATCAGGCCGCTCCAATTCCGGGGCGGCCTTTTTATTGGAGACTCGCCATGTTCGTTTACGCACCGAATAAGAAAAAAGCCACCCACACGATGTATCTTTGCCCCGGAGCCGATCCCGAGATCAAGGGGGAGAAGCCGTCCGACTGGTTCAACGATAAAAATGAGCCGATCAGTTTTACGGTCGTGTTCAAGGCCGGAAGGGCTGAAGTCGACGATACGGTAGGCCGCTATATGATCGAGCGCGGCCTTGCGAAGAAAACCAGGCTCATCATCCCCGGGGCCGCTTAAAATGCCCAAAAGCACCAATTATGGCGAGCAGCCGGGCCTTGACGTCGCCATCGGCCCGGTAGTGCAGCAGCCCGTCCCGACGGGCGTGCACGGGCTCGCATCGACCATCGCCGCGTCCGGAAGCATCACGTCGAATCTGCTTTTCGCGGAGGGGTACAAGGCGCTTGCAGTGGGTGCGACCTCGACCCAGAACGGCCAGATCCAGGTGCAACGGTATCTCGATGATGGCGGTCTTGTGGCTCAGGGCGCGCCGGTCACCAGCGCGCTGAGCGCGAATACCCCCGGCGTGGTGAACATCACCGATGGCCAGCCCTTCTCCTCATATAAGGTGACCATCACGAATACCGGCGGATCGACCGCAACGCTTTCCAATGTCGCGATCCTTCAACAGGCAAACTAGCCATGGGGGCTACCCCGTATCTTCAATCCGGTGACTACGCCACCTATGGGGTGAGCGACGGCACGGCCGCGCAGGTGAATTCGGCGACGGTGACGATAAATGCCTACTTAAAACGGCCCGAGGGCTTGATCTGGTCCCCGGATGCGAACGGCATGCCCGCCTGGATGTCCACGCCAAACCCGACGATGTCTTATACCGTCGCCGGCGGCATAACCTCCGGAAGCAACGTTCAGGTCACGATACCGAACGCACAGTTCGGGTTTCAGACGGTCGGCGAAGTCGTGATACTGGATCGCGCGAATTCCGGCCTCGCTGAGGCCTGCGCGGTGCTATCAACGAGCGGTAGCACGCTGACGCTTCAGTCCGTGCAGTTCAATCACGGCGCGAATGTGACGGTGGATTTCGGGCTCACCATCATGGATGAGAAGGCCCTTCCGGCGAAGCGCCCGATTACTCGGACCTCTCGCACTCCGGTAGCGCGCGTCATCGCGGGTTTCGGGCGATATGGGTTCCAGCGGCGCGGCGATCAAGCGGCAGGTATCGAATTCATCCCGACGCTGCTGCCTGTCGTTCAGGGCTTCGGCGGCCCTCCCTTGTGGGTTCCGTTCAATGTAGGCGATATCGACATCAACATGAATACCGGCGAGATGTGGGTGCCAGCTGGCCTCCTCCTCGCTTATTACTCGGACGTGCGGCTCAGGTATGTCGCGGGATGGAGCCAGGCGAACCTGCCGGTGGATATCAAACAGGCATGCGCCAACATCGTCCGGGGTATGATCGACAATCCCCTTACGGGGAATATCAAGACTCAGAAGGCTGGCGATGCGATGTTGCAGCGCTTCAGCGCGGAAAGTCTTGATGATGACACGAAAGCGCTGCTGGAGCCTTACCGCGCGCGGCTGCTGGCGTAGAAAGGGAAGAAAATGAGCTTCCTCTACCCCCGCGTGATTTCAATCTCCCGTGAAAACGCTGATAATGCCGTGGGCGACCAGCCTTACAGCGGTATTTCCGCCGCGAACCAAACGGCCATCGCAACGGGCATTGCGGCGCATATACAGGCGGAAAAGGGAGGCACCTCTCCCAAGGCGCAGCTTCCTGCTGACGCCGCACGCGAAAGTCTCTGGCGCATTATCTTCAAGGCCGCGAACGGCCTGGTTCAGGACCGTGATTTCATCACCGACGATCTCGGGAACGTCTATCAGGTGATATCGGCTTACTGGAACCCGATGGTAACAAGCTGCATCGCGCAGATTATGGAGACTTAGCCATGGCCTTCGATCAGGGTTTCTTCGATTTATATCCTGACATTCTTGACCCGATTCAGAGCAATGGACGATATAGCGAACGCAATTGTGAAGTTTCCGCTTATTGCCGGGAAGTGAATGCCGCACGGGATAAAGAAGATGCGAGCCGTGCGCTTTGTTTTGCGAGTTGCATACTCTTAGCGATTGTTGTTCTCTTATGGCTGACGTAAGCGACATCGAGAATGTCCTCGCGGCCACGCTCACGCAAACCATCTATCCGAACGGCACGGGCAATCCTTCGATTGTCGGAGCGCCTTGCAAGATATATCGCGGCTGGCCCATCCCGGCGAATCTCGACAAGGATCTGGCCGCCGGAAAGATAAACATCTCCGTCTTCCCGCAGGATAACGAGCAGCGCACGACCCGCTATCCGAAGAAGTGGTACACACTGCCTTTCGCCACTCCTCAGCTCGAGCTTATCGTTGAAGGCAACACCATAACGGTTGCCGGGACGCCAAGCTCGCCATTGAACGCGGCGGCGATAGTGAACGGCACGGCGTATGTCTATCCGGTGCAGGTAAGCGACACGGTTGTTTCGATAGCCACGGGTCTTGCGGCTTTAATCAACGTGAATACGCCCGCCACCAGCGAAGGCGCGGTGATTTCCATCGACGATGCGATACCGCAGAACAGCCCGATGGAGCTTTCGGAGTCCGGTCCGCTGTCAAGGCGGTTCGGGGGAGCAATACTCGCGAGCATGGCCGGGTACTGGCCGTTCCGCTCGATGAATCTTGGGCTTTCGGGATTCTGGCGCAAGCGGTTCGGCGGGGTCATCGAGTCGAGCATGGCCGCATACTTTCCGACGCCGTCGGTGCATCTTGCCGCAAGAGTCGGCGCGGTCGTTCCGATTGTGCAGGAAGTGAAACGACAGAAGCGGGGATTCCAGATCACGTTCTGGTGCCCGACACCGGCGCTGCGCGATGCAATCGTTCCACCGTGCGATCTCGTGCTGGCGAACACCGATTTCCTGACGCTCCCCGACGGCACCGCCGGAAGGTTGCTTTATGAGCGGACGCTGGTGAGCGACCGCGTGGAGCGGGAGGGTTTGTACCGGAGGGACCTGTTCTATTCGGTCGAGTACGGCACGACGCAGAGCGGCACGGCGGCGCAGATTGTGGCGCAGATATTCAGCTTGAGCGGCGGCCTCGATCCGAGCGCGCCCGCGATAAAGGCTTTTTCCATTTAACAGGAGGTACAAGTCATGGCCAAGGTGCTGGTGGTGATGAATCCATTCGGCGGTCACAGCAAAGGCGACCGCATAACCGACCCTTCCGAAATCGAGAAGGTGCTGGCCGGAGAACAGGCCCATCATGTACTCCAGTCGGATCACAAGGATCTCGACGTTCCCGAGAAGCAGTAATCAAAAACCCTTAGCAATCAGGAATCGATATGGGGCAGATTGTCCAAAGCAACAGCATTAACCCGACGGCATTGTTGGTCCCGGACCTCTATACGATCATCGAGCCGCCCTCGACCACGATTCTGAACGGCGTTCCGACGAACATCCTCGGTATCGTCGGCACGGCCACCTGGGGCCCGGTCAATAGCCCGACGATCGCGAGCGGAGTTCCCGACACCACGCAGAAATTCGGTCCGATGCAGCCCCGGAAGTACGATCTTGGCACCATGGTCGCCGCGGCGGCGCTGCAGGGCGCGGCCAACTTCCGCCTTGTGCGTGTAACGGACGGAACCGACACGGCGGCGAGCGGGACGATCACTTGTGCGAATTCCGCCCTGGCCACGGCCCTGGCGAATGCCATCAATAACGGCATCAGCGGTCTCCGAGGCCCGTCCAGGCTGGTCGTTGCGACCGCGAGCTCGACGACGCTGACGCTCACGGCGATATATACGGGTTCCCTGGGCAATAGTCTGGTAGCCACGGTCGGGCCGGGCTCGGCGGCGGCTTCCTCGCTTATCACGATATCCCTCCCCGGCCTGGTGCCCGAGAGCTTCAATAATGTCGGTGTGACGGCGGCATCGAGCAGTTCTGTTACCCTGAGCGGCGGCACGGACGGTGCGACGACTATCACGGCGTCGGTGCTGGTCGGGCAGGACACGATACCCAGGAAGGGCATGTACGCGCTTCGCACCACGGGAGCCAGCATCGGCGTTCTTGCGGATGCCGACGACTCGACGCAATGGACGAGCCAGGTCGCCTTCGGCCTTTCCGAGGGCCTGTACATGATCATGACCGGCCCGGCGGGAGATACGATTTCCAACGCCACCACGACGAAAGCCACGGCGGGTATAGACAGCTACGCAGCCAAGCTCTTGTTCGGGGATTGGATTTACATCAACGACAACGTGAACAACGTCCTGCGTTTGATTTCACCTCAAGGGTTTTCGGCGGGCATTCTCGCCAACCTTTCTCCCGAGCAGTCCAGCCTCAATAAACAGATGCAGGGCATCGTCGGGACGCAGAAGAGCTACGCCAACCAGAAATACAGCAGCGCGGATCTCCAGGCGCTGGCGCAGGCGGGAATTGACGTCATCACGAACCCGGTCCCCGGCGGAAATTACTTCGGCGCGCGCATCGGCCACAACAGTTCGAGCAATCCCGTGATTCATGGCGACAATTACACGCGCATGACCAACTACATCTCGCAGACCATCAACGCGGGCATGGGCATCTATATCGGTGAAACCATGACCGTCGATGAGTTCGCGGAGGCCAAGGCGACCCTCGATAGCTTCTTCTTCAATATGTACGACGAAGAAATGATCGGGAACACCCAAGGCACGATCCCCTGGCAGGTGACGCTGAACGCATCGAACAATCCTCAGACGATGACCGCGCTTGGCATTCAGCAGGCGAAGGTGAAGGTCCAGTATCTCGCGATCAACGAAATATTTTTAGTGGATTTGGAGGGCGGACAATCGGTGCAGATTACCCGCCAGTCCACAACGCCGCAGCAGTAAATAGGGAGTTTTTCTCATGCCGGTAAATAGTTTTTCGATAGGTAAGGACCTGACCTTCAAGGTGGTCGGTCCCAGCGGCAACATCACGCTGAACGGCGTCACAGATTACACCGTCAAGCCGATGTTCACGAAGCTCACGCACAAGGGAATGGACGGCACGCCTCAGTTCGCGGCCATCCCCGACGGTTGGGAGATTACGATGAAGCTCGACCGCCAGGATCCGACGGTGGACAATTTCTTCGTCGCGCTGGAAGCTTCGTACTTCGCTGGGACAAACATCACCGGCGGTACGATTTCCGAGACGATCCAGGAAGTGAGCGGCTCCGTGAGCAGCTATCAATATACGGGCGTAAGCCTCAATTACGAGGACGCCGGTTCCTGGAAGGGTGATTCTTTCGTCCCTATTACGCTGGTGGCGAGAGCCTCGCGTAAACAGGCCGTGAGTTAGGAGGTCCTATGGCTGCGAAAGTAATCATCAGGAACACGGTGGGGGGGACGCCCTCCGAAGCCGCGGTGGAAGCGGCGAACCAGTTGGTTTATGTTACGGACTCCAGGGGCCGGAAGCTGGGATTGCGCAAACCGGCCTTCCTTGAAGAGTTCCGGATCATTGAAGCCGCGGGCCCTGAGCTGGCCGCGAATACGACCTATATGAGCATGCTGAACCCGCTGCTCTATCTGGCGGAAATAGACGGAGCCGCGGTAGACATACCGCGCACGAAGCTCAAAATCGAGGCGCTCATCCAGTGGGCCGGCCAGGAGGGCTTTGTTGCCGTTATCGAGGGGATTGGAAAATACTTCGGGGGCGACTCCGAGAACCTGAAGGAAAAGATAAAAAACGGGGACGGCACCCCGGCCTGAAGGACCGGCTCTGGCTGGTGAAGAACGGGGTGCCTTACGACGTTGCCTTCAGTCTTCCGGAAGAGGACGTAGCCGCATATTCCATCATCTTCGGAGAACTCGATGGTCGGAAATTTAATTGGAATGCCCTGCGGTGGGAGACCCGCGAATGAAGGAATTCGGCAATATCGAGTCTTTCGTCGAGCATCTGACGGCTGTCGCCATCGCTGAAGATCTCGCCGCGAAGAAGGCGCTGAGCAAGTGCCTCAAGATAGTCGAAAAACGCGCTAAAGAGAAATTCGGTGAGTATCAGGAACAGGCCGGCCCGTTCGTGGCATGGAAAGAGCTTGCCGATTCGACGAAAGCCGATCGCGAGCGCCAGGGATATCCCGAAGATGAACCGCTGCTTCGCAGGGGAGATACGCGGGACAGCATAGGAACGGCGATTGCCGTAAGTGGAATGGAAGGCCAGGTTGGCTCTGACAGTGATATTGCGCTTTATCAGGAGGCGGGAACCGAGCACATACCGCCGCGGTCGTTCCTCGGCGGGGCAATGGCCGAAAAGCTGCCGGAAATAAAGGAAATCGTAGGCGGTGCCCTTGTGGGAGCGCTGATTGGCCAGCACGCCTTCGCCTCTCTGGTTGGAAACGGAATAGTTCAAGGCGGTATAGCCATAGAGGAATAAATGTTCGAAGCGTACAAGGTAGGTGTAACGCTTGCGCTTCAGAACCAGGTAAGCGGCGTTCTCGGGTTCATCGCGCGCGATTTCATCAAGGTGAACGCGCAGGCGAAGACGCTGCAGGGCACCCTGAAAGAAATAAAGCTGCTCGGCATGACGGGGGCAATCCTCGGCGGCGCTGGTTTTCTTGGGCTGGGCATGATTGCCAGGGCCGTGAAGCCAGCCGAGGAATACGTGCACCAACTCGAGCTTGCCAAGGCGGCGGGCATGTCGCAGCTCGAAATCGCGCAGGCGACGACGGCTGCCTGGGAAGCAACCGGCACGGTGATGACGACGACGGCCACCCAGAATGTGGCTGCGATTCGCGAATTGCGGATGGTCTTTGGCGACACGCAGAAGGCCATGGAACACATGCCCACGGTGCAGAGGCTGCAGTCCATCCTGCAGACGGTACGCGGCTCGGGCGCGCACGATGAAGCCTATACCGTGGCGAAGGCCCTCGAAATGAAGGGCGCGGTGAAGGACGTAGGCCAGTTCGATACAGCGGCAGACCTGATGACGAAGGCGATCATCGCCTCGGGAGGGAAGGTCGGGGCGCAGGATTTCCTTTCCACGTTTAAGTACGGGCGCGCGGCAACAATCGGCTGGGACGATCGTTTTACTTACGGAATCCTGCCGACACTGATCCAGGAAATGAAATCGTCCGGAGGTACGGGCGGCGCCGGCGGGCCCGGTAATGCGCTGATGTCTGCCTACGCGGCGGTGGTCGGCGGAACCATACCGCAGAAATCACTCAAGGTCTGGCAGAGGCTTGGTCTACTCGATCCTTCAAAAATCATCTATGACAAGGTCGGAAGCGCCAAAGGCGTTGCGCCCGGCGGTATAAGCGATTCCGAGCTATTCCAATCAAACCCTTATGCTTGGACGCAGAAAGTATTGCTTCCTGCCTTAAAGACCCATGGATATGCGGACGAAGCGAAGCAGCGCCAGGCGCTCCAATATCTTTTCCCGAACCGCACCGCGGGCTTCATCATGAGCCAGATGGCGCTGCAGGGATGGAAGTTCGAGCGTGACCAGAAGCTGATCGGACAGGCGAGCGGCCTGTCCTCTTATGACCAGCTGATCCGCAATGATCCGAAGATGGCCTTCGAGGCTCTTTCGTCGCAGTGGGAAAACCTGAAGACGGCTGTCGGCATGACGGTAATCCCGGTTATTCTTCCGGCACTGCGCGGACTTACCACGGCGTTCAATGCCCTGGGGCAGTTCATGGCGCGGCATCAGACAATAACAGCGGCACTGACGCTTACTTTTACCGCGCTTTCGTCCCTGGCGGCCATCGGCGGGACACTGATGATCGCGGGAGCTGCCTTGAAATTGATCGGCATCGGACTTGGACCTTTCAGAGTTGCTTTGGCCGGGATGGGCACGCTCCCCCTTGCGGGTATCGCGAGCGGCCTGACGGCGGTAGTTCTCGCACTCGCGGCCCTGATTCCGGTGCTTTACCACCGGGAAATCGCCGGGTGGATAGATAAGAAAGCTCCGGGAATCGGTGACTGGCTCTATAACGTCACCAGTGGGAACAACTGGCAGGCAAACCAAAATTCCATCGGATACGCACCAAGCGGCTCCGGAAAGATGGTGCAGGTCAATTCGACGCTGACCATGGATGGCCGCGCAGTAGCCAAAGGTGTGACATATCATCAGGAGAACGCCATGAGCGGCCCTGCGAGTTCCGGGGCGGCATTCGATGGCCGTCAGTCCTTCATTCCGCCTTCCTATAACCCCTATATCGGTCCGTAGTCCCATGGCGGTCACTCTTACCCTTGGTGGCGTGGTCTTCCAGGACTTCGGGATTCCGGAGACGATAAACTCCGGCGGCGATCAGATGCTTGCCGTGCACAAGATGCCCGGCGGCAACCGTACCATCGACGCGATGGGGCCGGACGACGGGGAGATCCGCTGGTCCGGGCGATTCCGGGGATCAAACGCGGAAACGCGCGCACTGCTGCTTGATTTCATGCGCCGGCAGGGCCAGCAGCAATTGTTGACTTACAGCCTGCATCGCTATCAGGTGATAATCTCGAAGTTCGAGGCCGACTTCGAATATGGGGGCCTTGAAATCCCGTATAAAATTGCGTGCGCGGTGGTGCTCGATGAAACCCAGGCGCTGGCGTCGCTGGCGGTGGGCTTCGTTGAGGCGCTGGCGAGCGACGTAGTGAACGCGCTGGGTTTGTCGTCCGTGATCCCGAACAGCGCCATCAATTCGGCGGTGACGGGGGTAGCGACGGCGGCGAGCAATTACCAGGCGGGCGTGCCGAATACCACCAACGCCATAGCCGGGGTCACGGCGGCCTCGGAAGGGCCTCTTCTCAGCAGCCTGCAGTCCTCCATCTCCGGCGCGCAAAGCGCGACTCAGGCGGGCATCACGAGCACGACGACGGGAATCAATACAACGCCGGTGGTCGCGGGCGGATCTCCCGCAACGATGGCAAGTTCCTTGAGCGGAGCGGCAAGCGGCTTCGGGAATCTCAATAATCTCTACCAACTGTCCAGCACCTTGAGCCGGATGAGCACGAACACATCCAATGCGGGGCACTGATGTCAATTCACAGAGCCATCAATAAGGTGCATCGCTGGCGGGTGCGCCGATATTGGTATTACAGGATCGTTAGGTTTAAGCCGCATGCGGAGGCGGAACAGCGCGCATTCTTCATTGACGAATATAAAAGAGGCGGCTGATGCATACCGTTACCGTCGCTGGAGGAAATCTATTCTCGCTGGCGCTCCAATACCTGAATGACGCAACTCAATGGAACCGCATCGCGCAACAGAATAACCTGATCGACCCCATGCTGACGGGAATTAACACGCTTCAGATTCCGTCGGTCGACCCAAGCCAGGGGGGCGGCATTTTTGTCCCGAATAGCAGCAGTTCCTAACATTCGGGCAACAGTTTTATGGGGTTATTGGCGACTAGCCTTAACAATGCGCGCATCCCTGCGGGGACGGTCAGGCAACCCAGGCTTATCGTAAGCCTGAACGGCGTACCCGTTACCGGCTTCCTCGAAGCGGAGGTGACGAACGCGAGTCATTTCACGGCGGACACCTTCCGGGCGGTGGCGGCGAGCAACGGACTGCCAACTCAATACGGCCCCGCATACTGGGCACTCTCCGCAGGAGATCAGCTGGGAATATCCGTGGGATTCGCGGACGCGACGGGCAGTATCGGCAATACGACACAGCTCATTCTCGGGCAGATCGACGATGTCGAATACGATGCCGTCCAGCGGAGGGTAACGTTTACCGGCAGGGACCTGTCTGCTCCGCTCATCGACGCGAAGACCGCTGAAAAGTTCCAGAACCAGAAAAGCTACCAGATCGCGCAGACCCTCGCCCTTCGCCACGGACTCAATTCCCAGGTGCAGAATACGACTGCGCTCGCAGGGACGTATTACGACATCGACAACGTCATGCTCACGCAGGAGCAGACGGAATGGGACCTGCTTGTCTATCTTGCAAAGCAGGAAGGCTTCGATGTGTGGGTGAGTGGGCAGACGCTGTACTTCCAGCCGTCGCCGGTGGCGAACGCCACGCCCTATAAGCTCATCGCTCCCCCGCCGGGCGCGGGTAATCTGAGCTCCAATGGAATCGACATCAAGGTAAGCCGGTCGCAGACCCTTGCGAAGGACGTCATTGTCAAGATCAAGACGTGGAACCAGAAGCAACAGAAATCGTTCGTCGTCACCTACCATGTATCGCAGGCCTTCAAGAGCCAGCGTTCGGGCGGGATAAGCCAGACCTACAGCTATGTGGTCCCGAATCTCACGCGCGATCAGGCGCTGCAGCTCGCAAAATCGACGGCTGAGGATATCACGAGGCATGAGCGCGTGCTTACGGCGCGGCTTCCGGGAGATAACCTCCTGACCACGCGGGCACAGGTCCAGTTGATCGGCACCGGAACCGCCTGGGACCAGAATTACTATCCCGATACCGTGACTCGGCACATTTCCTTTGAAGCGGGATACACGATGGAGCTGCGCGCGAAGAATCACAGCACTCAAAGCACGGTCGTCCTGGGATGATGCACAGAATAATGAACGTCATGCGCGGCGAGGGCCAGCGGGCGGCGGCGACGAAATCATTGCCCCGCAGGGGCGTGGTGAGCGCCTATGATCCCGCGCATTATGCCGCGAAGGTCATCATCCAGCCGGAAGGCTTCGAGACGGGATTTCTTCCAATCGGCACCCCATGGGTGGGCAACGGCTGGGGAATGTTCTGCCCGCCGAGCCCCGGCGATGAAGTCGACGTGCATTTTCAGGAGGGCGGCAAGAATGCCGCCTATATCTCCCTCCGCTTCTTCGGCAATGTTGCGCAGCCGCTTGCCGCGCCATCGGGCGAGTTCTGGCTTATTCACAGTTCCGGGTCGCTGATAAAGTTCACGAACAACGGAAAGGCGACGATAAACGGCAATGTCGAGGTAGACGTTACAGGCCCGACGATAAACATCACGGCGACTGCGGAGGTCAACGTGACGGCTCCCGCGATCAATCTCGGAAGCTCGGGAGAGACGCTGCACAAGCTGGTGACGGATGCTTTCGAGACTCTATTCAATAATCACGTGCATTCGAACGTGCAGGGAGGAAGCGGTAATTCCGGGCCGCCCACATCCACGCTGGGCAGCAGTCAGTTAACGAGCGTAGTCTCAGCAGGGTAATTCAATGGCGGATGCCGGGCACTATTTTGGCGGCGATCTGCAGTTGGGCGCTACCGGAGATCTACTTGTGGCCGACGGTCTTCTGGAGAGCAACCAGCGCGTGCTTCGCAGGCTGCTCACGAACCAGGGCGATTATATTTGGCAGCCGGGTTACGGCGCCGGACTTCCTGGCCGGATCGGCGGGACGCTCAACGAGCCCGAGATGGACAGCCTTATCACGTCGCAGATGTACCAGGAACAAAGCGTCTCCCAGAATCCTGCACCTCAGATCGTGGTGAATCCAATCGCGAACGGATTTGATACGCAGATCAGCTACGTGGAAGTCGGATCGAACACCCCTACAACCCTCAGCTTCCAGGTGACTCCCTGATGGCAACGCTTACGACGTATACCTTCTCCCAGCTGGTGAGTAACGTCGCCACGGCGGTGCAGGGGGCTGCCTCGGCGCTTCTGGACTTCACGGTCGGTTCGGTGCTGCGCGCCATCGCGGAAGCAACCGCCGGCGTCGTCCTCTGGTTGCAGGCCATCATCCTGCAGCTTCTGACGGTGACGCGCGCTTCGACCAGTGTGGGAAGCGATCTCGACAGCTTCATGGCGGATTATGGCGTCACCCGGCTGGCGGCGGTCGCCTCGACGGGAAATGTTACGTTCGCGAGGTTTACATCGACTCAGCAGGCGGTGGTGCCCATAGGCGCTACGGTGCAGAGCGCAGACGGGACGCAGACGTTCGCCGTTACTCTGGACACGACGAACTCCGCTTATAACGCCGGGCTTGGTGGTTATGTTCTGCCGGCGAATACGGCAAGCGTCACGGTTCCGGTGCAAGACACGGTCGCCGGGAGCGGGGGAAACGTGCAGGCGGCCACTATTACCGTCATTACGACGCCGATTCCCGGCGTCGACACGGTCACGAATGCGGCGGCCTTCACGAACGGCATAGACGCTGAAACGGATGCAGCCCTGAGGGCGCGGTTCGTGCTGTACCTCGCTTCGCTGTCGGAGGCGACGAAAGCCGCCATCGGCTACGCGATAACGAGCATCCAGCAGGGGCTGACGTACACCATCACCGAGGATCAGGACTACAACAGCAACACCGACGACGGGTTCTTCTATCTCGTGGTGGATAACGGAACCGGCAGCCCGCCCTCTGGACTCCTCGCCCAGGTGGGAAGCGCTATAGAGGCCGTGCGTGCGCTGGGGATTCGCTATGCGGTTTTCGCGCCGGTGGTCGTTACAGCGAATGTCTCGATGACCATCACCTCCGCCGCAGGCCTGACACATGCGAACGTGGTCGGGGCAGTCGGAACGGCGCTTACAAATTTCATCAATGGCCTGGTGCTGGGCACGAACCTTCCCTATACGCAGCTCGCGGCGATAGCATATTCGGTTCCAGGAGTGATCAACGTTTCCGCGGTGTTGCTCAATAGCGGCACATCGGACCTGACCGCGACGAATCAAGAGGTGATAAAGGCCGGAACTGTAACCGTAAGTTAAGGAGTTTTCGGCATGGCCGTCGGCGACCAGAATGATATGGTTTGCCGTATCAAAGCGCTGCTGCCCAATGGCTGGTTTGCCGATAAGACGCCGATTCTCAATGGTGTCCTGAATGGCATAGGCTGGGCTCTCGCTTTCGTCTATGGGCTGATTTCCTATGCCGCGCTGCAGACGCGCATCGCCACGGCGACGGACGGGTTCCTCGATCTCATCTCGTTCGACTTCTTCGGGACCACGCTTCCGCGCAAGCCGCAGGAAAGCGACACGGCCTTCAGAACGAGGATTCAAGCCGAATTGTTTCTGGAGCGAGTAACGCGCCCCGGCATGATAAAGGCCCTGCAGCTCCTTACCGGACGGACTCCGGTGATATTCGAGCCTGCCCGGCCCGCCGATACGGGAGCCTACAATACGAACACCATGGGCTACGGCGTGGCCGGTGCCTACGGTTCCTTACAGCTTCGCGCGCAGGCCTTCGTCATTGCCTACCGCCCTTCTGGATCGGGCATTCCGAACATCGCCGGATATGGAGTCTCGACCGGGGCCTATAACACGCCAAGCCAGGCGGAATATACCAGCCTCACGCAGATCGTTGGAAGCGTCACCGATGCGGATATTTACAGCTGCATTGATTCCGTCAAAGCGGCGGGCACGACGATCTGGACAAGGTTATCGAATTAAATCAAGGAGTTTCAATTGGACAGGCAAATTGTTTACGTGGGAGCCATCCCGCAGGACGTGGATCAGCTGAGCCAGAACAAGAATGTCATGTTCGGCCTTGGCTACCTCATCCAGGCGGTGCTGGGCAGCGGCACATGGGTTGACGGTCTGTCCTGTACGCCTACGTCCCCGGCGGGCATGACCGTGAATGTTGGTCCTGGGGCCATTTACGCCGTGGAGAATGTCGACGGCTCTGCTTACGGCAGTCTCGCGCCGGACACGACCCACCAGATCATGAAGCAAGGCCTCGCGATCAATACCGCGAACCTGAGTTGTCCCGCGCCCGCCACGTCGGGTCAGTCGATTGTGTACCTGGTGGAGGCGGCCTACGAGGATGTTGACGGCGGCTCGACAGTGTTGCCTTATTACAACGCATCCAATCCTGCCGTCGCTTATAACGGACCGAATAATACCGGCGTTTCTCAAAACACCGTGCGCCAGGGCGTATGCCAGATTCAGATCAAGGCGGGCGTCGCCGCGACGACAGGCACCCAAACCACGCCTTCGCCGGACGCGGGATTCACCGGGTTATGGGCCATCACCGTCGCAAACGGCGCGACGACTATCACGAGCGGCAATATCCAGCAACTATCCACCGCGCCCTTCGTCAGCCCGAAGCTGACGGGCATAATCGCGGACATCCAGAGCGGGGCGCCGGTCTATGCGCAGGATACCAGCGGCGCAGCCAATACGATAACCGTCGCGCTCACCCCGGCGATTTCTTCTTATCAGGCCGGTCAGGTGGTGAAGGTGAAAGTCGCCAATACGACGACCACGAATGCCGCGGTGATGAATGTGAACGGCCTTGGCAATGTCGCGCTGTACGATCAATCGGGTAACCCTCTTCCCGCCGGGGCGCTGCAGGCAAACGGCCTTTATACGTTCATGTGCGACGGATCGCATTTCCAGTTGCAGGGCCTGGTGGCTGGTTCGGGACATGGCCAGTGCCGACTCACGGTTTCGGGCTCCAATCTTGCCCTGAATCAGTTCAACGGCAACAAGCTGATTATCAATGGAGTATCGCAGCCGATTCCTTCAGGGGGCATTACGCTTGCCCCGACCGGACTTACGCCGTCGACGCTCTATTACATCTACGCCTACATGAATGGCTCCTCCATGACTTTGGAAGCCTCCACGACCGGCCACACAACCAACGGCGCTACCGGCGTAGAGGTGAAATCCAGCGATAGTTCGCGCACGCTGGTAGGCATGGCGTATATAAATACCGGCCCGGCGTTCGCCGACACGGTCGGGCAGCGCTATACCGCGAGCTATTTCAACCGCAGGCTTGTGCCGATCGGCAGCCCGTCTCCGCTTTCGGGGCAGACGACCACTTCATCTGCCTTTGTCGCGCTGCTGACGGCGGCTAATGCCGCCTTCCTGACGTGGGGAGATGAAGATGTGCATGTCATTGCGAACGCCATCGCCGCCAACTCCGCGATGGGTAATAGCTGCGGTGTTTCGATTGGAATAGACTCTACCACTGCGGTTGCGGTCAGCGGCCAGATGTATTCCGCGGCGGCGAACCAATCGGCCGGATTAAGTGCCTTTTACGAGTCATTCCTGTCGGAAGGGCTGCATACCGCGGTCCTTCTGGGCAGTACCAGCGCGGGCACGGCAACCTATTCAAGCGGCGCCCTGGTGGGGACCGTGAGGATATAGTCAGGACGCAAAATAAGCTATCGATGCTGGGTTAAGTGGTCGCCGGTTGCTGGTTGAATTTGCCCAAATACAAACGGGAAACCTTGGGAGCGGCAAGTGAAGCTTATATGCAAAAGAAACTCACGCTTATCGACATACGGAGCGATGAAATGGCGGAAGTAATAGAAAGGCTTTCGAGCATAGAAACGACGCTGAGCGCAATCCAGACAACCCTTGCGGCTCAAAACGGCTGGAACGAGAAGACCGCCCAGGAGCGGACCCAGCATTACACCGAAACGATCAAGGAACTGGCGATCATCAAGACGACGCAGAACACTGAGATACAGGAGCGCAAGAAATACGAGGACGAATGCTCGAAAGAGCGGGATGCGCATGGCAAAAAGCTTCAGGAGCACGATACGGAGTTAAAAACCACAAAGGCCGTGGCGGCATGGCGGGCCGGATTTATCAGTACGGTGATCTCGCTCGCTGGGGTTATCGCGACGATCTTAGCATTCAAATACAAATAACCGGATAAACACAAGGGATTGCTATGTCGCGAGGCTTATCGCTGAACAATCCCGGTAATGTTCGCATTTCGTCCGCTCATTGGCTGGGGAAAGTGACGCCCTCGCGGGATCCCGATTTCGAGACATTCGACACTCCGGAGCATGGGCTTCGGGTTATCGCCCGAATCCTTCTCACCTACTTTGAGGATTATAATCTCAACACCATTAACGACATCATCGCGAAGTGGGCACCGGCCAGCGAGAATGACGCCGACGCTTACATTGATGACGTTTCGGATCGCACAGGCTTCGATTCCGACCAGGTATTGACGCCGGACGCTCCGACCCTTTCCGCGCTCGTAAGCGCGATCGTGTGGCATGAGAACGGCCAGAACCCGTTTACAGAAGATCTGATCGCCTCCGCCGTGGCCTCATTGGCTCCTGAACCTGCAACCCACAACATCGATTAGAGGAAACATGAAGATGATTCATCGCGCGCTTGCCTTTGTGGCCTGCGCTCTCCTGGCTGCGCACGCATGGGGGGCGGATAATTTCACTCCAATGGAGACACCCCTCGCCGTCTCGGCGACCACCAGCAGCTCGGCCACGAGCTTCACACTTACCTCTGCAATTGCCGCTCCGGACGTCAAGGTCTGCGATATCGGATCCACGATGATTTACTGGCAGTGCGGTAACAGCGCCGTGCAGGCTTGCGTTCCGGGGGCGGGTTGCGGGTCCACCCCGCTTCAGCCGACGTTATGTGGTGTTTATCACAAGGGCTCGGGCTCGACAACGTGTGCCGCGATTACCGCATCCGGGAATTCGACAGTAACGTTCACCGCCGGCGAGGGCAACTGATGTTCAGAAAGCTCATATCGGCGGCCTCGGTTGCCCTCCTTCTGCTGGCGCCTCCAGCGCAGGCGACGGTTGAAACGGGCGGCAGTACCGCCGGAAGCTATAGCGTTCCCTCGGGCCAGATCACTTCCGTAAACTTTGCGGCCTCCCCATACTCTATACAGCCGTCCGACAAGCTTCTTTTAGTGGACACGACCGGCGGAGCCGTGACGCTGGTGCTTCCCGACCCGACGCAGTATTACACGCTGCAGATCAAGGACGCCAAGGGGAACTTCGGCACCAATGCCGTCACGCTCCAGCAGCATGCGAGCGAAAAGATAGAGGGCATCGCCGCTTCGCTCGTTCTCTCTGCTAACTGGGGGAACTACAAATTACAGGCTGACGGGACGAACTGGAACAAAGTCTCCGCCGCGTCGAATTTCGCAAAGGCAAGCTGGACATCGAGCGGAACCTACACCTGGACTGCCCCCGCGGGAGTGACACAGGTCGTAGCCTGCGGGCGCGGCGGCTCCGGAGGAGGTTCCGGCGGTGGAGCTGGCGGCGGCGGTTCGACTGCCGCAGGCGCAGCTGGAGGAGGAGCTGGTGGTAATGGCGGGAGCGTAAGCACTACTTGTTATCCGGCAACCGTCACTCCGGGAACTGGATATACCATCACCATCGGCGCTGGCGGAACGGCCGGAGCGGGCGGTATTCCTGCGGCTGCCAATGCCAGCGGTTCTACCGGTGGTTACGGAACGGTAGGCGGGGCTGGTGGCAATACCAGCTTCGGCTCCTTAATTACGTTCATTGGAGGCACGGCCGGGGCGAATGGAAATCCGGGAAGCCTATCCACCGGCGGCGCGGCGGGATATCCCGGAATCAGCGTCTTTCAGTCAAACCCGACAGGTGGAGCTGGGGGAGCGGCCAATACTGCCGGGGGAAACGGGAACACTCAGTATGTATTCTCGCCCTTTGGTTCTTATACTACCGGCGCTTCCGGAGGAACGGCCGGCGGCACCGGAGGCGGTGGTGGTGGAGGTGGCGCGGCAGGAATTATGGCTGGCGATGCCAACGCGCAGGCGGCGACCGCAGGTGGCGCTGGCGGAGCATCGGGAGCGAACGGCAACTCCGGGGTAACGGTCAACGCGGCGTGCGCGGGATGCGGCGGCTCGGGGGGACCTGGTGGCGGCGGCGGAGGATTGAAAGCATCGACGGGCTCTCAGGGCGGCGCAGGCGCAGCCGGGGGCGTCGGATCTACCGGCTATCTCACCCTGACGTGGCAGGAATAAGCCTTCTACAAACAACAGTTTTTCAAGGGATTGGACGTATGAGGAAGATCGCGTCTTCCAACGGCCTCGGGGTCGCGTTGCTGGCCCTCGTTGTGCTGGCCTTCAGCCTGAGTGCCGTGTGGGCGGAGCAGTTCTCCAATTTCGGGCTCACAACATTGGCGGCAACCATTGGGAGCACCGATACGAGCCTGACGGTGGTCTCGACCGCAAATTTCCCGACCAGCGCACCGTTCAGGATAACCATACAGGACTCGGTGGGATCAACGCCGGAGATAGACCTCGTCACGGCCATTTCCGGAAACACCTATACCGTGACGCGCGGCTATGAGGGAACTACGGCAACCGGGCATTCTGCGGGCGCGCAGGTGGGGCAGTTCGTCACCGCCGGGGTGATCACCGACATGTACCCAGCGCAGCGGGTAGTGACGTCCTGCCCGGTCAACATGACCGCAGCGGATCAGATTGTTGAAATCAACCAGGCGTCGGGCTCCTGCGCGGTAACGGGTCCGTCGAATCCGGTTCCGGGAAAGACGTACACCATCAAGGACGGCGGCCTCAACGCTGCTACCTATCCCATAACGCTGAATCCGGCATCGGGAACGATAGACGGATCGGCCTCGATCACCCTTAACCAGAACGGGCAGGCGCTGAGCTTCGAGTCGAACGGCTCGAATCTGAGGATCAAATCGAATTACGTCTCGATCGTGAATACCTTTACGGCAGCGGTATGCAGCCTCATGCCTACAACCTGCGGGGCGTTTTTTGGCTATTCCGATCCGCTGTGGTACGGAGCCATTCCGAATAACGGAAGCGTGGACAATTCCCCGGCGTTAAGGCTTGCCCAGACGGATGCGTGCACCGGGGGATGGAAAAGAATCAAGTACACTTCCGGCAAATACAACTTCCAGTCACAGGTAAACAAAGCCTGCCACGGGGAAACGATATTCGCCGACCCGCAGAACCTCATGTATGACGGGAACAACCCGAATAGTGCCGTAGAGCTTTATGTCAACTCTGGTTATTTCACCACCGCCAACCATTGCTTCCTGAACGACAACGGCTATGTAGACACGACGGAAGCAAACATTAACTTCGGCGGTGATGGCGGACAGAACGGCATCACCGACCTCTGCAATTCCTTCAATTACACGGGCTCGGGGCAGATACCGCGTCACTATCTATTCAACGTGGGATTCTCAGGCACAGGAACCGCCTGGGGTTGTGGTCTTAATACCTCCGGCTCGGGAAGCAGCTTCCCAACCCCGTACACGGGCTCCGGGAACACTTGTTCCAATTACATGGGCGTCCGGGCCTATAACGTAACGGTAGCGGAATCAGCCCTTGCCGCGAACGGAAACCTGACGGATACTTTCTGGCGCGGGGGCGAAGCCGCGGGTAATGCCTGCGGGGTAATCGTTGGCGCCAATGTCGGCACGGCCAATGTGATCATCGACATCAACCGGGCAGAAGAAAACGGTTACGGCGGGATGTCCGGTGTATGCAAGACGGCGGTACCGGCCTTCGAGGTCAATGGGCCTGGCTGGAACATCACGACGCAGTTTGAAGGCAATAATGGCCCTGCGGGCTGGTTCGATGGCAATTATGCGAACGATTCCATCAACGGCGGCCAGCTTGGTAGCGATGGGCAGGCCGGCGTCTTGGGCGCGGAATCGGAATTCGTATTCGATACCTCTTCCGGGTCGCATCCGGGGGTAAGCATAAACGGCGCACAGATAAGCACGCTTGGGGGGTTCGTCGCTCCCAAGTACGGCATCGAGTGCCTCGGTACGGCGGATATATCCCCCATTGGCATTGTCGGGGGCAACTGGCAAAGCGCCCTGTTCTCTTCCGGGTTCATCAACAATTCCACGGAAACGTGCTCGATCACCCCCCTGGTTGCCAGCGGCCAGAACACCCGCCTGCCCGGTCCCCTTATCGCGGTCAAGACTTCAGCCTATGCGGTACAGGCATCCGACGACGGAACTTTGTTTACCAATACCGGCGCGACGGGGAGCGTCACTTTCACCCTTCCCACGGCATCCGCCGGCCATAACAGTTGTTTCGTCGCCGATGCAGCCTATCCCTTAGTCATCGCAGCGGATTCAGGACACACCATCAGAAACGGAACCTCGGTCACCGCAGCCAGCGGAAACTTTACCTCCAACGGGACGCAGGGAGAGATGCTTTGCGTCAAGGCGCTCAACTCGAGCGAATGGTACGTAAATCACATAACGGGCTCATGGACGGTGAATTAACATGACACAGACCAATCCACTCGACGGCTCGGTCGCATCAATCGCCCAGGGCGGCACGGGGGGCACAACGCTTGCCAATCTGTCGCTCACGAGCTCGCTCTCGACCGTCCAGCCCCCAATCACCAAAAGCACGCTGCCTGCGGTGACGTACAGCGGCAACGTCAGTAATCCGACTTCCGGATCAAGCATTTCGGGCGCGCAGACTATTAATGGAGTCATCACAGGCACCACCGTCCCCAATCCCATCTTCGGGACATATGGAGGAGCCAACCTCGGGCCACGTTCGCCCGCCGTCGTGCAAGCGAATGTGCTGGAAAATCTCGCCTATAACACCGGCTATTATTCCTTGCCGAATCTTACGGTGGAGTTCTACCATTCCGGCAGCCAGCTCGATATCATCGCCTTCTGCGTGGGCCAGTACACCACCGTTTATGTTGATGATCAGTACCTTGATACATGGTCAGCTTATGAACAGGCGGGCACGGCGCAGGCAGGCGGGGCTAACACGATTACTTTGTCTTCTGGCGCGAGCGCCACGAACGGGATCTACAATACGTGCTACGTCACTATCCTGAGCGGCACCGGGGCTGGTCAGACGAAACAAATCACCGGGTATGTCGGCTCAACCAAAGTTGCGACGGTTGCGAGCAACTGGAGCACTCAGCCCGATAACACGTCCGTGTACCGCGTCGTGGATTCTTCCACGGGCCTGAGCACGAACGCCAATAGCGGCGAATTCGACCTTTTCAACCTCAATTTCGGCAGTGTGGCGACGCGCAAGATTACCATCGTCACCGGTGCGTTCTACGGCGTCAACATCGGCCCGAACGATACCGTATGGCCTGCGCCGCCAACCGGATCGCTGCGCATGGTTATCGTAGGCGACTCGCTTATCGCTAATACCGGCGCGCCGATGAACAACCCCTATATGTCCACGCAGCTTGCCCGGCTATGCGGATTTCAGGAAGTGCAGTGCGGCGCGGGCGGGAGCGGCTGGGTGGCCACGAATAACAATCTTAATTTCCTCGATCGCATCGCGCCGCCGAACGAGGCGTTCAACATCAACCTGAATACGACGAACGGCACCAATCCCTCGGGTACGTTTACGGTTTCTGTGACGTATGGTGGCAGCACGCAGACTACTGGAAATATCACTTGGTCGAGCACGCCCGCCACGCTTTCCTCGGCGGTCCAGACGGCCATCAATGCGCTGTCTAATGTTCCCTCCAATAATGCCGTAGTGGCTGACAGCGATTTCCCGGCGCGTCCGATCCGCGTGATTCTGCATAATATGCCCGGCGCGACGCTCACGATAAACACGTCCGGCATGAGTGGTACGGGCTTCACCTCATCCGTCACCAACTATCCAGGCGAGGTCGCGCCGAATGTGCCGAAGGACGGCAGCGGCAATGCGCTACCCTTCGTGCTGTACGTGCAGGGGTCACTCAACGATATTTCGTATTCCGCTTCTCAGGTACAGACGAACGCCACCGCGGCAGCGCAGGCCATTGTGAAGAATTTCCCGACAGCCATTGCCATATTCAGCGGCCCCGTTTCGGTTTCAACGTCTGCGGACACGGGCGTCATCGGCACATTTGATCTGGAATATACTTCAGCCATTCAAGCTGCAGCCGCGTATCTTACTCCCATAAATGGCAATGTGCCCTTCATCAACCCGTGGTCGGCGGGCAGCGGAGGCAATGCATGGATATTCGGCAGCGGCACGGTGGCGAGTCCCACTACGGACAAGAACGATGTCCTCATCAGCGCATTGGTGGCGAGCCATCCGACCGGCAACGGCCACTCCTATCTAGCGGCGCGTCTGGCGCAGGGTATTAAAACCCTGCTTGGCGCCCAGTAAATCCTTCAGAGTTAAAGGAGAAATCGGATGTTGACCTGGTTCAACGCCCTAGTCTCCGGGTCCGTTCTTATCATCCTGATCATCGCTGGCGGAGAGGCCGTCATGCGGGACGGCGATTTCAGTCCGGTGACGCTGGCCGCCTCCGTCTTCATGCTGCTCATGCTTCCTGTCCTCTATAAGCTTGCTGGCCGGCGTCCGAGGGAAAAGAGGCGCAAATGAGAATCGCCCCGGCCGTGCTTCTTCTGCTGGTCCTCGTGGGCTGCAGGGACGCAATCCACGACGATCTCGACCGGGCGCTGGCGATGTACGAGTTCCAAGTTGATTCCAGCAAATAATTCAAGGAGTTGTTATGTCATTCCTCGTGTCCAAAGATATGGGTAAAGGTAATCCTCCGGCCTTCTTCGCCGGGGCATATACGTGGTCAACGCTTGATGGTGCCAAGCAATATCCCACGGAAGCCGCCGCCCAGGAGGCCATCGATAACAGCGATTTCCTTGCAGGCTGCATCGTGATGCCGAACGACGAAACGGTTTTCACCGGAAGCCGGGAGAAGTCCTCCAAGGTCCTGAACGGCATGGAGCCGGACACGAACCCGAACACCTAA